GTTATATGGCATAGTTGACAACGCAGTAATATCTACTAACTGACGTGTATCTTCTACTGGGCGCGTACCGATTGAATCATATAAAAAGTTCTGTGATATAGATGCGGTGCTTGATATGAAAAATTGATTTAAATTATCGAATACTACAGAAGCTGGAGGAATAGAAAACATTTTACCAGGTGATTGAATAACAACTTCACAACCTAAATGGAACCCAGCTGGGTGAACAAACTTCTTATAAAGATGTTCCCAGTCATTCATTGCAAGATCAATTCTAACTAAGTGTGATAGCTGTTGGTAAATTGCACCGTCTTGCAAAACCTTTTGTGCATCTACACCAATTTCAGATCCAGAATCATTTAAATAAAACAAATCTTTCTTTGGATAATGCATCTCAACATCTGTTAAATAGAATGCCCTGAAAAACCCTTCAGCTGAATACTTAGAACCCTTTACTCTATAAAATTTAGCAAAGTTGCGAATTACTTCTCTAGGATTCGAGAATATTGATACACCAACACCTTGGCCGAACTCAACTAACATTCGCTCTAACTGTGTTAATAAATTATCTTCTGCATCTCTACACGTATATAAATCTTGAATCAATTCGCCGAAATTACCATCATTATCTAAAAAGTCATAATAATATTCTAAAAATTTTATTAAGGTTGGATACTCTCCACCAAAATATTCAGGTAACACTTCTTTAACTACCGATCGGTGTGTATTGATTGGTAACCTATTAAAATCTTTAAGCGTTTTTACTGACATGTTATTAGCCCAACACTACATTAGTATTTTGATAATCGATCTTGACACCGACCTGCAGTGACGCGGTATCAACTGCAAGCGTATAATTTCTTAAAGGTTTCACCGCACTTTGATCTTCTGGTATCACGGTGAATTTAATATTTGTAGATCCATCCATTATAGATCTTGGTATAAATCCGTCTAATTGAACTAAACCACTTCTAGGGAAGTACGTTCCAATGTTGTCTACTATTACTGCGTTATTTGCATCAACAACTTGTAGCATAGTTGTTGATAATTTATTTCTAACTCGTGCAATTCTGTTAGTATCACCGTATGTGAATGTGCTTGATTCTACTGCATAGAAAACATCATCAGGTGATTCTATTCTAACCGGAAAATGTATCTTATATGTATGAAGAACATTCAACAATGGAGTTAAATCGGTTATTAATTTAACGTCAAGTCTTGATGATAAAATAGATGTATCATATGCATCTATTTCTGTTAATAACGCAGACCTTCTGAATGTTTTACCGAAGCCTAATAGTTCAGTTGCAAAGTGAGTTCTTATAAGTTCTTTTAATCTATTTTCAATATTGCCCGACTTAAGACCAGTAAGATTTGGATCCCAATTAACATTAAGCTCTAGATTAAATCTAATGCTAATCGGTTCAATAAATTTTGTACCAATAGCCATTACACTTAGATTATTAATATAATTATTTTCAATATTTGCTTTCAGTTGAATCTTTTCATCAACAGTAACAGTGTCAGCAAATTGCAAACTAATGTATACTTTACCATAGTCAACTGGTAAATTGTCCTGACTGCCCCATGCTGAAACTGCTGTTATAGTTGGGAAGTTAGCTTTAATCATTGATTCATAATCAAGTGCAGTAACTAATCTTTGTTGAGTAGCAAACGCTGCAGGAGCAAGTTGTTTAATAGTATCAACTGATTGTAACCCAGCTCCACTGATAGACTTAGTGAGCTTAACGATATTAGGTGCGTATGAAACGCCGTTAATTGATATTACACCGCTTGTAGTAAATATTTGACCGCCATTAGCTTTAGCACCAGATGTGGAAAGATATTCAACTACTATTTTCATTCCAGCTGAAGGTGATTGACCAAACGATACACCGTCACCGAAGTTTAATTCATATGAACCATTAGGAGTTTCTCTTATTGTATAATACGACGATTTTTTATCGACTGTGATTGCCTGATTCAATGGTGTGTATACATCGTGATCAGTGGAAGATGCGCTTTTAAATACTTTTACAGTTACGGTTTTTGTATCAATATTAGGGTCGGGGATAATATACACTTGTCTGTCGGTAGTCTCTCCAACAAAAAATGTTTTATTAGTAGACCTACCTTCATATGCAATTATTTCTTTTTTACCTAAACCATCTTGAAATGTGTATAATCCTGATGAATCTACAACACCAGTATATGTTTGCCTAGTTTGAAATGTAAATGTGTTACCATCAATAGTTGTATTAAAACTAAATCCTATTGGTAGTATAACTGATGTCGGTCTGACTTCAACACCTGATAGGTTTGCTGTAAGTTTTAAAGTAACTTTGGCAGTAGTCTTTGATGCAACATCTAAGCCAAGCATTTCTGCATGGGATACAACTGATGAACGTAGTTGTGCTGTTTCCAAAAATGATTCATTCAATGCAAAGTTAGCAATAAGACCATTATAGTGCGTGTTATATGCAAGGACATCCAATATGTTATCAAGCCCAGACCCGTCAAAATCATAATCAGTAAATTCGGGTTTAGCTTTAAGATATGTCTTTAATGACGACTTAATCGTCTCAAAGTCAAGCTGTGTCGATGTAATATTTGTTGCCATTTATCTTAACCTTGCTACTGATGTTTCTATGACGTCTTTAATGCCGGTTGTCACAATCTTATATTCTATTCTACATTTTATATCATTTCGATCAGGTGTAACTACAGTTTGAACACTTAAAATCTTTGCCCTAGGTTCCCAATTTTCTATAGCATTCTCAATAGCGTTTGATATGTCATCTTCTAGTAAATCATCTGCTAATTCAAATAAAAGCCCCGATAAATCACAACCAAACGTATGATTAAATGGTTTTTCAAATTTGTTAGTCATTAATATATTTTTCACAGATTGTTTAACAGCTGCAGCATCTTCTTTTTTAAAAACATCACCGCTAGTCTTTATGCCAAACAATAGGTTGATGTCTTTACTCAACCTCATACCTGAAGTGATAATACTCGGAACTTGTAAGTTACCGTCTTGAGTTGAAAAAGCTTGTGTTACCATTTTTTTATTCTCTGTTGTTTCTTCTATTTATACATTTTATCGAGGGATTGGAGACCACTTATGCGAACCACCCTGCAACCGTTTGGCTATTTCAGGATCTCCATTTTCAATTGATGTATAGAAATCGTGGCCGTGGATGTGAGATGACCAGACTTGATATTGGGTAGGTCCCCAGGCATCAGATCTTGTACCAAACGCAGCAAATTCATCATCCGAAGCTTCTTGATCATAGTATGTTACATAAGATCCTGTTGGAAAATTACCAGTGTCCACTCCAGCTTGAAGATCAATTAAGTTTGAAAAAGTACCATGTGGTAAAGATGTTTTTGCTTTTGCTTCTTTTAATTCAACTTTACTTTCATCAGTTTCATAAACGTTTTCATCTAATGGATTTGAATAAGCACCACCATCACCTGTACGAGCAGAAAATAAGCTAGAATCTTTATACATGGCAAAATTACCACCCCAACCTAAACCCCAACGTGCAGCTATATCCTCAATACCGTCTGGTAGATCGTGTTTTTTATTTGAGTCTTTTTTATTAGTATCTTCATTTATATTTATAGCCATACCTGAAGCATTAGGAGCCCATTCATTATTACCATGTTGAATAGGTGTAGATGTTCTAATTTTATTATATCCAACAATACTTCTTATTTTATAATTATAATCGTATTCTAATTCATTAATAAACCCTTGGAAATTATTCCAAAGTGGACCAGCAACCTTTATAATATAACCACGCTTTGTTTTTATTTCTTTAAATCCTGATTTGTCTATAAGAGGTTCACCCGAAGCGTCTTGTGTAACTGGTTTAGATGTATCCATTATTTCAACTAAATCTTTAGATGATTGCGTCTTCCCATTAAAGGATGTCATTATTTTCATATCGAAAGTAGCTTTATAACTCTCAGGCATTTCTGGCATGACAACAGCAAT